AGGAAGTTAATTTCTGTTTCTTCTACGCTTAAATTAGGACGATTTGCTAATTTGACAAAATCAGGTGGCACAGCCACCCCACACGGTCCATTTGTTACTTCGAAAGTCCATCTAAATGCTCGCTTGTGTATAACATTGGGGCCACCAATTTTTCCCAAACCCATATCAATCATTTTATTCTCCTTTTGTACGATATAAACCCCCGTCCCGTATGGGACGGGGGTTATTAATTTTCTTAGTTATTACCAGTTGGTACGGTATCAGCATTCTCAGCCCAACTACCTGTACGGTGAATGCTAAATTCAATGAACATGAATTCTACGGCTCTTGTAGGTTGAATACCTATGCGGGCACGGAATTCATTTCTATCTACTACGTCTGGAGTATTTAATTCCCAGTCGGCTTGAACAATAAAGTCGGTAAGACCTCTATTGACTTGAACTTCCGTGAGAATTTGCGTAGCGATATCAATAAATCTACGATGGAAAACTTCATCATGAGGATCAAACAAAAGTCGTCTGGATGCCGCCCTGATTCTTTTTTCCAAGACAAAGAGCAATCTTCGCACATTTACTCTATCCAGAGCAGTGGGCGTGCGTTGCAATGTTTTTTGACCCCAGACAACGTAATCCTGAGAATCCGAGAATTGCACAATCGGATTGATGGCATTTCTGTTTCCATACATGAGGTCTCGTTCGGCTAAAGTTGGACGACTGTATACATCGGTAATAGTTGGTACAATTCCTCTGGTCAGTCCAGCAGGAGCATACCAAGGTTCTGCCAACTGATCATTTCTGGCATATACAGCCAGAATCGAACCAGATGGCGGCACCCATACATCTACTTGATTATATGTGTCCCGCATTCTTAGCCATGGCCAATATAATGCGGCGAAATCAGAATTAAATCTAGTAGTATTAAGTGGATGAGTACCATTTTGCCATTGTGTAATTTCATTTACAGTTAAGCCAAATGGTGGATCAATAATAGCTAAGCAATCCATACGATAATTTTGGCAAAGATCAATCATCGCCATAATTACGTCTGTTCCGCTATGCCCTGGGCAAGCTATCAAATCGATATCAATTTGCTCTGGTTCCGACAAAGCGTAAAGGCCAGTATATCCTAGGCTATTTCCAATAATAAAAGTTTCTTGATCATCAGGATCAGCAGGAATTCCGTCCGTTCCACCAATCAGACTATATGTGCCATCAAGTGGTGGTGCTGTAACGGCTGTATTATCTACAGCACGAATGAAATCAGAAACTAAGGTAAGGAATGATTCAACGTAATATCTACTTGTTTGATCTTTAGTCAAATATCCCCATGCTTCTACTTGAACTGAATTATTATAAACTTCGGCAGTAAAGACACCTTCTCTTATATCGTTGGTAATTATAACTTGAGTTGAGTTGCCTTCAATACCTGCGGATTCCGCAGTGAAAGTAACACTTGTGGCACCTGTGCCATCTGCGGCTCCGTAAACCAAACCCAGGTCTTGAATATTAGCGGCACCCGAGGTGCCATCCTCAGTTGTACCTTCAGCCGTAGCATAAGTGGTTTCGGCAGACGTTTCATCTTCCGGATCACTTACTGGGGTATCAAAACCAAAAATGCTGAGCAAACCACTATCTGCTTTGACCAAAAGTTTTGCGTCTTGACCATGATGTGTTGTTCGAAATGACAAGTTATTACCTACAGCAACAGCTTCAAAACCACCCGTTAAAGTTCCGGCAGTAATTTGAGCATTAATTTCAGTCACGATATCGGCTGTAACATTTCCCGCAATTGCCAAATCACTTAAATCAATTTCTTGTACTTGATTATCAATAGTAACTACGTCTGTTCCATCGGCAACGATGTTCAACGTTAGTGCATCTGTATCTAAGCCGCTAAAGTCCCAAGTTCCAGCGGTTGCATAGCCATCAGTTGGATAACGATCTGCACTTCCAGTGTATTGGGCGTAAGTAGAACCTTGGGCCAAGCCAGTGATGTTATCGTTGATAAATGTAGCATCAACAGGAGCCGTCAAATCTCCACCATACATGGCGTCAGCCACAGAAACTAATTCTAATGAAGAGTCAGGACCATAGGAGAAGGTTGTGCTCACCCCGATGATATCCTCGCTAGCACCTGTTGCGAAAAATTCAATTCCATCAACATCTACTGTAGATGTTGTATCATAACTATCCGTGGTAACTAGTTGCAAATTCAAATAAGTTACCAACTCAGCAGCCGTATAAGTATCTGCTTCTACCACTAAAGTTTTGGAAGCCAATATTTCATTAAGCCTCCATCTAAAATACATTGTTTTAGCGAAGGTGTAAGGTCCCGCTATATCACTAATAATTTGTACTAAACCACCAGACAAGGCTGCTTCAACCTCGGCAGTTGTGGCACGTTCATGACTTACAGCATCTTCATCAGCTACTCGAACAATATACAATTCATTAGCAATTAACAAGTACTGTTCGGCAGCATAAATGAGATAAGGATCACTCTCCCTTGGATGAGGGAAACCAAACACAGTATTTAATTGTCGTCTTGTACTAACTAAAGTTGGAACATTAATCGGGCCTTTTGAGCAAAAGCCTACTAGTCCCGCTCTATGAAATGTTTGTTCGGGAGCTATAAAGGACAAATCCTTTTCAGCTATCCGTACAGATGGGCTAATGGTGTTAGAAGCCGGAAATCCACGTAAGATTGGCATTATTTATCTCCCTTTTTCTTTTTTAAATTTTTAACATATTTAGTTGTTATGTGACCCTTTTTTTCGGCACGCTCAACATATTCTGTCATACGTTCGTCAGCTATGTAAACTACATTCTTGCCTGATCCTACTCCGGGTACTATTTGGGTCGTAAATTTTCGGGGAGCCGTGCGTGATCGTACCACCAATTGAATAGGGCCTCTCTCTTTATTTCGCACTTCTATCATAATTCTAATTCCTCGACTGCTTCTTCTAGTCTCCCCAAAACATCTGTTATTTCACTCTCATCAACAGAATTATATATATCTGCTTTAATCTTCAACACAGCTTTCTTTCGTACTATGGGCTGAGGTATATATGTTTGAGCTGTCATATTAAATTGATATTTTATTATTCTTTCTTTTCCTTCTCCGGGTTCATAGTCAATATTGTTCGCTGTAGAGTCCAATTCCACCATAACTTCCCAGTGCACACCTCTAATTCGTATGTATGCTTTTGGAGAGAATTTTAAAAATATTTGTTCTGTTATCTGATCCATATCTGTTAAATATCGTGTCCAAGCTAATAGGTTGTAAGTAATATTAACAGGTAGTCCTCTAGCCACCCCAAACACAGTGTCTCGTTCATATTTTTCTTTGACCGTAAATCCCGGATTTCCATCCTCTCTGTAGCTCCTAAGGTAATTTAGGGCTTGATGATAGGTATATCTATTTTGATCAAATTGAATATCGGAATTATAGATGGATAGCAAAGGCAGCTTTAAACGATCTACCACCAAACTATTATCCTTACGAATATTCTCTCCCAACCAAAACTGCACAGCTTTTTCTTGTGTACCCCATATGATTGGTACTGGCCATATTTTCCCATGCTCATCTGTTACTACTATGTCGTTAAACAAACCAAGCATGGCCTCATTGGCTCCACGGATGCCTTTGGAATAACGATAAAGAACATCACGTCTTCTAGCTTTGGTTGGATCTTCAACAATATAACCCGCTTGCATGGGATCACAATTTCCTGGGATTCCAATGCCAACTTTTTTACTAGCAGCATCACTTAACCACCCCAAATCTTTTGGCATATCATTTAAAGATTCTGGTTCCGTACCATCTACACACAATGAATTTAATATATCATCATTTAAATCTTCCGGAATAGGACTAGATGACTGACATTCTGCCAATCCTTTTATAGGATGATTGCCTGGAGTGGTGGGTTTTAAGACCATAATTTAATTTATTTATTTTGAAATTTGTTATATAATATGTATGTCTGCTCCCACAAACATTATAGGATAATTTAATGAAAAGATTGAAATTTAAAAGGAAAAAGAATTATACCATCCCATTACAATTGCCCCCATTAATAAAAAAATTAGAATTACCCAAAATTAATAAAAAATTTTTTTCCAAAGTGCATCCCACGAAACAATTAAGATCACAAAATTAATTTATTTTGAAATCGGGTTTTTTTTGAGAAACTTTTCCCTCTCCAGTTGTAACAGATTCTTGGAATCTCTGGCACAAAAGTTCTAATCTAAATTCGCCCCACAATTTATATTCACTTAAATTACGTTGTACGACAACCCAATCTTCTCTTTTGTGTGGGGTGTGAATTCTAGATCCAATTTTTGGGGGATGTCCCACATCTCTCAATACTGCATGATAATTCAATTGGAAAATCATATCGTCAGGAGAATCTATACCAAAAGCATTAACCACGTTCTGGGAAGGAACGGGTTCGTATAAAGCCCATAATTGTGTGGGGATTGGTGACCATAATTTGCCCCGATCTTCTCGGTACAATTTATCTAAAGAGCCAATTTGGATCATAACTTCATGATATAAAATTGGAGCACCACCTATTTTAATTACCTCTTCGTCCCAAAAATTAAATAAACAAAGTTCGGGGTTCTCGGGATCAAATTGTTGCATATTCCCCACAGCTTTGTAGGGTCTGCCATCTTTAGTTAACATATTTTAATTACCTCTAATTTATATATGAACATGCTATAATAATACATGATAAAAAATAAAGATGGCACCTTATATCAATTGAGCCATCCTAATAAATTGACTGTTGAACAAGCTTTTTTTGAATCAGATGACATAATCCTACATAATTGTCACTGGAATGATATTAATTGGAGTGAAACACCGGCTGTTTTAAAAAGTAAATATTCAGAACAACTTACACAATACCGAAAAAAATTAACACAAGTTGCCGAAATTTTAAATAAACCACAGGAGCAGGAGCAGGAGCAGGAACCGGAACAAGAGCCGGAACCTAAACCTAAACCTAAACAGGAGCCGAAACAAGATCTGGAACAGGAACAGCCTCAAGTAATAACAAAAAAGCCTAATCCAACAGAAGAAATTGAATTTGAGATTCCTGAATTAAAGTATACTATCTTATTCCATTGTCTTCCTGCCTCCGTAAGCCAAGTGCGAGATGATTTATATGGCGAGTCATATGCACGTTTACACTATGGTAAGAAATTTATTTTTCCCGGAGTGATGGTGAGTGCAGAAGATTTACAAATTATATTTTGGTCTACTGATCCCAAGAACAAAATTACCGAACAATCTATTGTTTATCCATATAAATATGAAAACGGAATTCCTTATGAAGAATATCGTTGGTGGAAAATTCAAGAGAAAGAAAGAAAAACTGGTGGTTATTTATTCCAAGCTGCCGTTTCAGATTTTCAACCAGATTTTTCCGATTGAGGAAATATGTGAGGTACTTCTTTTTTTATTTCTACTTTCTTCTCCGGTTTAATTTCTAAAGTAAAGCCCGCTTTTCTCATTTCCCTGCGGTAATCTTCATAAGCTTTTAAAAATCCTGATTCGTAACAATCTCGAATTAAATTCATAAAACTTACGATATCATCTTGGGTCGTTAGTCCTGCACATATCCTAGAAAAAAATGCGTCATGAGAATTATATCTGGTACCCAGTATTTCAATAGCATAATTTTTTAATTTAGGCAGATGAGGGTTGTGATAATAATCAAATAATGCTTTAGTCATTTCTTTTTCTTCTTTTTCTTTTTATGTATAGGTTCTTCTTTTGGGGATACACCTGAACTTCCCACAGCACCCCACCAATTCCAATCTCTTGATTTTGCTTTGGGATCGTATACAGCCCCTGCACCTACCATTTCATGCCATTTTTTAAAATCTAGTTTTTTCATCTTTCATTATCTATGTGACTTACTAAATATATCTATGAGTACAAGTTGTAATAATACATTGGCGATTGGACGCCCCACCCAAGATACCATGGCTTCTATGGCATGTGGTTCCACTTGTTCTGATCTTGGCCCGGTAGATCCATTAAATAAAAATCAATTAGGCTCTCGTAAAGACAGAGCCAAAGTAGCAGGGCAAATTAGAGAATATATCCTGCATATGTTAGGGGCCCCCGCTTTAAAACTAGAATTAGATGAGCAAAACATAGATTTTTGTGTAGATCAAGCAATGAAGGTGTTTGAAGATTATGCTCCTAGAGAATATTTTCAATACTATACTTTTTACACCACACCTGGGCAAAGTGTGTATGAAATGCCACCTGAGGTGGGATTAGTCAGAAATGTATTCTATAAAGAGCAAGGCACATTTGCTTTTCAGGCCAGTGATTTAGATGGAGCCATTCCAATTGAATATTTTTATCCTGGTGGTGCCTATAGTTCTATCCAAGGTGGTTTAATTGATCCTATTCAACCTATTTGGGGACGAATGGGAGAATGGGTATTATATAAACAATACGAACAAATGTTTAGTCGCACTAGCTCTAATTTAGGTGGTTGGGAATGGGTTGGTGATTATCGACACATTAAACTTTACCCGATCCCTTATAGTATGTCTATTGTTATCGTGCATTATTTACAAAAAATGAAAGACTGGCCAGAAGTAACGCAAGCTCTACAAGAAGGAGCTTTAACTTATGCTAAAGAAATTCTAGGTAGAATTAGAAGTCGGTATCAAACTGTTCCCGGACCCGGTGGAGGAGTTCAATTAGACGGACAAGCTTTGCTACAAGAGGCACGAGAAGATCGCAAACAATGGTTTGAAGATTTATTAAGTAAATTTGGTGATTTACCCTATATCAGCCTCGACTAGATTGGACTGAAATTATTTGTGTCTGTTTGATATATATTAACATGATGAATTTTACAGATTGGTTAAAACAACACGACGAAAACATAGGGCTTATAAAAATTGTGAAAACAGTTGCCCCCGAAGAAACCCCTGCTTCAGAACCCGATGAGCCTATTTTTGCACCCGATATCTTTCATCGTGCATTAAAAAAACTTCTTGGACAAGATAATGGACCTGAAAAATGTGTCGGCAATCCTAAATTTATGACTTTTTCTAACTTGAAAAATTTTGGAAAAGAACTACCATCTGAATTATTTAAAAAATTTATTTCCATAGCCCCGGATGCTGAAGAATTTGAACCTGAGTTCGAATTGCAATTAAAACCCGAAAAACCCAAGAAAAAAAGCAAAAAGAAGAAATGAAATTTGTAGATTTTTATAATTTGTCTTCAATTCAGCAGCTTATAGAAAATTCTATAGGCAAATGTGATCAATTAATGACAGAAGGTGCTACGTCTAGTCGTTATAGTGTTGAAGTTAATTTTCGCACTGATAAAAGCGAATTATTAGAAGCATACGCTAAAATTGTCTTGGGATATGTGTCTGCGGCTTTGAAGCAAAATGGCTATCACGTAAAGCAAGTTTTTGATCACCCGCCATTAAGAATAGTTGTTTCTACTCGCAACTGGGATGATGGAGAATGGGTTGGAATAATTACTTTTAACGCCCAAGTAGATGGTGGTAGTTTTGTTATTTCCAAAGGATTTTATAATAAAGAAAGAAAATCTGCTTCAATTCAATCTAGCAAAAAGTGTGGTGGAACCAGTGCTGCTGATATAACAAAAGATCTTCGCAATATTATGCACTCTGTAAAAAACAAACCTGATCGACAACAAGAAAAATTACATGGGATTGCCTTAAAAAGAGGGCCTAAATGAATTTTAAAAGTTGGATGGAATCAGATGACTACGATACGGCATTCCAAGATGATGGGGGGAGATACGTTCCTCCGATTCCCCCAAAAAAAGAAACAAAAAAAGCTCGTCAAATCGAAAAATTATTCAAAGGTGACCATAAAGACAAAAAGAAAGTCCAAAAAGAAAAAGTATAGAGAATATGTCGAAAGAAACCTTATCTAGGATACACGAACTTGCTGTTGATATTTTTGCCAAAGCTGATAGAAAAAATATGCCCACCGAAGCATGGGACGCTTTGGATTATATTGTCGCTCTATCATCTGGAAATTTTACTCATGAAACCTTGTTAACACTACTTGATTCTCCCAAGTGGCCCACCGCGATAGATCCCGAATTAATTTGTGATCCAAATTCAGAAAATGACAAAACAGAACGAGCAAAAGCTGCATTAAATTTAATTGTAAAAAAAGAATTAAAAAATATGTTGTTTCTAGACATGGGTTGCGGTCACGGACACATTACACAAGAAGCAGCCCGTTCCAGGGCTAAATTGTCCGTGGGTTATGACATACAATCATATGAGTGGGAGAAATTAAATGAAGAAAATTCCTTTTATACCACTGATTTTTCTGAGGTGGTAGAGAAGGGTCCATTTGATATTATATTAATTTTCGATGTAATAGATCATTTAAAAACACAAACGCCAGCAGAATTTCTCACACAAGCAGCCAATATATTAAAACAAGATGGTTCGATCTTTCTTAGAACACATCCTTGGGTTTCCCGACATGGCGGTCACTTATATTATGAATATAATAAAGCATATATTCATTTAATATTTTCACAAGAAGAATTAGATGCGATGCACCTAGAATCTAAAGAACCAACTACTTTTAAAGTATTTGATCCTTTGAGGCGGTACGAAGAATCTATAAGAGAAGCAGGATTAAAGATAGAAACAACTAATCAATCTACCCATCCTCCCGAACCCTTCTTCCTTACAGAGGGAATGACACAGAGAATTAACAAAAATGCAGGCGGGCCTGTTCGAGCACACAACATACAATTCGTTGATTACATGCTTTCTAAGAAGCGTACAAGTCCTCTTCAAGGATAAAATCTAAAATTCTTTTAGGCACCAATTGTTTTAACCTGTCGCCATCACGTTGAGTTTTTAGCAATTGTCTTATTTCAGTTGAGCTTGTCTCTGTTGTAGAAACACTTAGATATATGTGAGTAAGATCCATATACCATCTATTCTGTGGAGGAAGAACGGACCCCGCCCGACGCACCACTACGCAAGATCTTTTAATTAATTCTTCCCAATTTTCCCAATTTTCTATGGTATCTGCGTTATCTTGACCCATAACCACATGAAATGTGTAATCAGGGTATTTTGTTTCCATTAATTTAATTATTTCATGAGTACCTAAGGTTAATTGGTTGTCTATTTCAAATTCAGAAAGACGAACATTGCCCCCAAGTTCATTAACCAAAAAATCGCACATGCGTAATCTTAATTGGGCATGTGTAAGTTTCTTCCCGTATTTATGGGCGTACACAGGTTGTATCCACAATTCATCTACCAAATCTCTTGCAACTTGAGCGATTTGGATGTGTCCAATATGGAGCGGATCAAATGCTCCTCCCAATATTCCAACGTGCTTCATTTCACTTCATCAGCAGTTAGAATATTTGGATATTTTCGCCATTCTAAATATCCAAAACGATTATCAAAACTATCAATAGTATACTTTACAGTGGTGAATTTATATGTTGTATCTTTAAATAAATTTGCATAAATTTCTGCACTATTGTTTTTGATGCCATAGTCTGTATTGTAATAAACATCCACTCTATCGCTGTCTGTTTTTCTCAATTCTATTACGTAAATGATTTTGTCATGCTGGATATCACCAACTGTTTGTAGAGTAACAACATATTTACCTATTACTTGGGCAACAAATTCATCTGTTACATCTATTTTTGTTATTTTAGTGGAGTTTAATGTTAATAATAATGTGAAAAAAATCAAAATTATTAATATTACGGCTCCCCATAGTAATTTGAATGTAAGGTTTTCTTTCATTTCAATATCTCCTATTTTCCCGCGAAACATATAGTCCCGCTAAAATCATCCCAAACAACGACATGCCCCATACAATTTTTAAATTTAAAAAAATTCCAAGGGGAAAACCAATAATACACAGAATTAGGGCACCTACTAAACAAAATTTAATTTTTTTCATCATGTTGATTATCATCACGTTGATCATTATGAAAAATATGACAACTTCCACAATATTTATTATACACATCTTCAGGATAATAACTAGTCATATTGCAACGCAAACAAGTTATTGATTCTGGATTTTTGCCCTGAGCAGGATTAATTCTATAATTAGTGTCTGTCATATTTTTTGAATAATTCTCATTTTAAATCATTAATCCACAATTCAACTTCTGCATCACTGGGCATTCGCCAATCTCCACGAGGAGACAAACTTACGGTTCCCACTTTAGGTCCGTCTGGCACACACGACCGCTTATACTGCTGTTGGAAGAATCTTTTCAAAAATATTATCAACACTCCTTTGATGAAATCATTGTCCCAATTCTTACTAAATTTAGCTTGATTAGCTAAATATAAAATCTTAGATGGCGAGAAACCATTCCTTATAAAATGATACAAGAAGAAATCGTGCAACTCATAAGGATCAATTACATCCTCTGTAGATTGTTTAATGGTACCATCAGCGGCTGGAGGTAATAATTCAGGAGAAATTGTGGTTTCTACAATAGAAAACAGAACCTCAAAAGCACCTTCTCCTATTCGGCTATTTAATGCCTTGGTGGCATTGACCACCAAAAACTTCACTAAAGTTTTTGGTATACTACAATTAACATTATACATTGACATGTGGTCGGCATTATAAGTACACCAACCCAATGCTAATTCTGACAAATCTCCAGTGCCTAAAACAAATCCCTTGTTCATTAAGAAATTTGTTCTGGCTCGGGCTTGTACGTTCTCAAAAGCCAGACTATCAAAATCCTTTGTTTGAGATGGTCCAAAACGCTTGTTGAAAATAGAATGTGTGGGATCTGCCCAATATTTCTCTATAGATTCTACTGTATCATCTTCTTTAAATGGTTTTAATTTAATATCCTTAAACATTTGTAGAGAAGCTGCTCGCATATCTACAGATTCCCAGGTAATTCCTAATATTTCCATTAATTTAATAGAATTATCATAAGTTCTTTTTGTAGTGCCAAACCCTGGCAATGTATAACCATGAATTAATTTGCGATCTATTTTCAGCATATCACAAGTTTGGATGGCAACCAGTAAAGCTAGTGTGGAATCAAGCCCGCCTGAAACTCCGATTTGGAGAGGAGTGTTTTCAGGAAGTTGAGACCATCGTTTTGCTAATCCCAAACATTGCAAGCGGAAAATTTCTCGACATCGTTTTTCTAATTCAGCATGGTTTGCGGGAATAAAGGGAGTTGAATCTACCATTATTGAGTTCCAACAACAAGACGTTTCTGCAATTGATATTTGCTTTAAAATATTAATTGGTTTAGTCTGACAATCAGCAAAACTAGTAGTAATTTTACGTTCTCTGGATAATTTTTCAACATCTAAGTAAGCTAACACATAATGCCCCTTTGCAAAATCGCTTTCTGATTTTGTGACTGTTTTTCCATTATCGGCAATTAACAAACTTCCTCCGAACACAAGATCCGTAGTAGATTCTCCAGGTCCCGCCCCCGCATAAATGTAACCCGCCATACAGCGACCAGATTGACCTTCTATTAATTGAGATCGATAATAATTCTTTCCTATAACTTCATTACTCGCTGATAAGTTACAAAGCACTGTGGCTCCAGCTAGAGCTTGATGTGAACTAGGTGGAATTGGCATCCATAAATCTTCACATATTTCTACACCAAGTGTAAATTTGCCAAAATCAAAAATATTATTAATTCCAAAGGGGATGTCTACTGCTTGACTACCGCCCTCTGCTGGCAAGGTAATAAATTCGGGTTCATTTCCGTTTGCTTTTGCAAACCATCTGTCTTCGTAGAATTCTTTATAATTAGGGATGTGTTGTTTAGGAATAATTCCTAAAATTTCATTTTGATAAACAATAGCTGCACAATTATATAAATTATTACCTACGGCAAGAGGCAATCCCACTAATATAATTTTCTCGGGAATACGTGTGTCTATGGGTGCTGCTTCAAAAGTCCTTAATGCATGTAGAGCCTGCTCTAGCAATACAGACTGGCCGAATAAATCCCCACAAGTGTATCCCGTAAGACATAACTCAGGAAATACGATGACATCTGCTGATTGTATTTCTTCTTTATACAACCATTGATATATTTCTTTTGTATTGGCCTGTACATCTCCCACATGGACCGCAGGAGCAACAGCAGCGACTTTTATAAATCCATATTTATTCATAGTATTATTCCTTCTACTAAGTAACACGAAACTGCATTACTAGCAACAATTCCTAATATACATTTAATGAATTTCTCGCACGTGATCTAATACTACTTTCATTCTATCTAAATATGTGTGTTTTGCATAAACAGCTTGTTGTCCCGCCGCTGCTATTTTTTGACGTTTATCTTCATTTTTTAAATAATATTTTATTTTTTTTACACATTCGTCAATATTACGATAGGTTTCACATTCCGCCCCTACATTAAACCATGTTTCTATCTCTGGACAATGTTCTGTTAAAAGGAATCCACCGGCTCCCATTATTCTATAGTCACGAATAGACATACTAATTGGAATGCCCGCCCAACCATTATGGCCTAAACTTATTTTGGCACATTGACATGCTTTATTGTGATCCGAACCGATAATTCTATTTCCTGCTCCTTCTCCAAAACGTAAAAATTTAAAAGTATTACGTAGTTTTTTAAAAAGCATCTGTCTTGGTTTTCCGATATATGGTCCTCCTACACTATTAGTAGAACCCGCAAAAAATACTTCGCAATCAAATCTTTTGTGATCTTTACTATTTAGTTGTTCTTGTTTATGTGATAAAGGATCACATCCCTGTTGTAAGTGTTCAACTCTTACGTTTGCACCATATAATTTTTTATATTGTTCTACATTTCCTTTTGCTATGGTGTAGAAAAGATCCATTTCTCCAAAAAAATTTAACACTGATTGTTTAAATTTTTTAATTTGATTTTTTTTATCAACATTCCATCCAACAAATAATGGTCTATTGGCAAAGTTTCTTATTTTTAATATAGCTGGAAACAAAAACATTGACATTTTACAACAGAAAATTACATCTGGCTTAAATGATTTATATTTTTGTATAAGTTTGACTTTAGAATTTTGCAAAGGATCTACAACATTTACTTCGCATCCTAATGTCTCAAGAGCTTGGCGAATAGATAATTGTTTTTCTCCATGGATACCTTGTGTTGGAAATACTAACAATATTTTCATTTACAAACACA